TGCAACATTCAGTCCGCTTGTAAAGTTTAAAGATGCAGCGTCAGTAATTTCTGCAGTGCCGTCTTCTTTTACAATAAGCTCAGGAGTTGCAGTAGCATTCACGGTAGAGCTAGCATCAATGACTACGCCATTTAACTCAAGATTTGTACCGTCAAATAATACATACTTACTTGCGTTACCAAAGACCATCTTACCGCCGGTAAGATTTAAGAATGCACCACTTTCACTGCCAGCAGGAGCAGAGTTGGCATCAGGAATGTTTCCGCCTTTTAATGTCCCTGCAGTAATATCTCCTACATTTGCAGTAATTGCCGAAAGTGTAGTAGTACTAATATCCGTCGCAGTAACTGCACTTGCTGTCAATAATGTAGCAACAACTGAGTTTGCAGTAACTTTATCTGCTGTAATTGCATTTGCAGCGAGTTTATCTGTTGTAATTGCACTTGCTGCAATAGCATCTGCAGTAATCTCTCCTGCTACAATGTGATTTGCATTAATTGAGTCTGCATCAATTTCACGAGCACTAATTGCATTTGCTTGAATTTTGTCAGCAGTAATCGAGTTTGCTGCGAGTTTGTCTACGGAAATTGCACCGTCCGGTACTTCTGTGGTTCCGTCATCTCCTGTATTTATTGTAATACCATCGACTATAGTACGAAGAGTTAAAAGACTAGTAAGTTTTATAGTGCTTCCGGTTTTTCTCAACTTTCCGATAATAGTATCATCAAGGTAGCCCGGTCTAAAGTTAGCTCTGTAGGCTGTTACGGACGACTTTGCTGTATCAAAGATTTTATCAATTCGAAGTTCTGTATCAGATACTACATCAATAACTACAGCGCCATCTGCCAAACTTGTGGGCGAAGTAGTTCCTGCCAAATTAAGAACATCTCCAATTATAACACTGTTTAAAAATCCAGAACCAGTAACAGTATTACTATTTGCACTAACACTAACACTTCCGATTGAAGTCCACGAAGAGGAGAGAGGTGTATTTCCTGAACCTACATCATAATAAAATGAAGACGACAACGATTCTGTATCATAGTATAAAATCTTTAGTGCGGGTACGCTGGTATCGAGGTACACTAAATAGTCTTCGTCTGCACTAATATTTGCAACGTTCGTACTTCCTGTAAGAACATAAATAGTTTCTGGGTCGGACGGAGTAGATAGCTGAGCGTTTGTTGCTTGAAACTGAATAGTATTCAATGCAGTAATAATTAATTGAGCCGAAGAAAAACCTCCGCTTGGAATACCTTGAGCAACTCGTGGAATAGCATCTTCGTAAGGATCTAAGAAAGTATAAGACACTCGAGCATACGGAGAAAAGTTTCCGCCAGTAGATACTGCACGAATTTCAAAACTTAGTCGATCACTTGTAATTCCTGTTATTCTCAAAAAAGTATCAGAAGTTCTGAGAGGGTTTTCTATATCAGGAATATTATGCCGAATTTCGTAAGCATCTACAAAGTCCGATGTACTAGGCTGCCACTCTACTTTGATTTCTTCTCCGGGCTTATCAGGGTCGGATTCAAGAATTACTCGAGGACTTGTAGGAGCGGCCATTTCTGTTTCGCCATCTCGGGGCTCCGCTTCTTGGTAAATTGTAGTAGGAATAACTCCTGTTTCGTACCCATTATCAACAGCACCATACTTTTCATTATAGTGCTCCACTGCTGAAAACCCGTACTCGTTTGATTTATCTTGATTTATAGAAAGTACTTTATATTGTTTGTAAGAACCAACAACACTTAAACTATCCACAGTTTCTTTAAGAGCCCATATTGTATTGGCTGCAGGAGTTACGCCAAAAGAAGAAACATCAATTGTGTTTGTTGTGCCTGCTGAAGTTGTAACTGCATCTTCTTGTACATAAGAATATTCTTTCCAAACAATTGCAAGCAGATTACTGCCAGAAGAGTCTTCAAAAGCATTTGATGCGCGCTCTTCGGTATTCAAATCTACTAAAGAGTAAGATCCGCTAGAGTAGACATACGCTTGTGGAATACGATCTCCACGAGAATAAGTAATCGAATTTACAGTAACATCGTCTTCCCCCACATAGAAAGCAGCCGCATCAGTTACTAAAGTGCTTAGTGTATAAGTTGAACCTGAGTTTAAAGTTACAGATCGGTCTAAAACGGCAGCAGTACTTGTTGCCGACGCTATTCGACCACTGTATTGTACACCTTCTCTATCTGCATCTTGTACATTAATTATATCACCAGGTTTAATATAAAGAGAGTTAAGAGCAGACTTAAAACTTACAATTTCTGTCTGCTTTTGTGCAGTCCAGAGTTTCCATCTTCCGTATCGAATTGCTTGTGCTTCTGAAGTGCATCCAAAAGCAACTACTTCTTCGGTTATAATTCTTTTATCACGAACAATTGCTTCCCTATCTTCTACAATAAGGGGTACTGGCTCATAGTTTGCTTCAGGGTCGTTCCAAGTAACAATTACTTGATTCGAGCGAGTTTTTAATCCTGAAGATTCATATCCGAACTTTCCATCAATTACATTACCTTTTGTAAAGTTATAAACTGGATCTGCAGGAGAGTCTTGAACAGGAGTGAGGTGTCCGTCCATCCAATAAAGCATACCAGTAAAAGTACTGGCAAAATCTTTTAGTACTTTATATACGTCTGTGGCTTTTGTAAGAAATATGTTTGCACGGAATCGTGGCTCTGTACCTCCCGCTCCATTATCTACTAATTCATCACAGTAACGTGCAATTCTATACAAGGAATACTTATCAATGTCGCTTTCTTGTATCCACTTTCCTGCTCCGTAACGATTATTTGTTACAATGTCGTAAAATACCCAGGCAGGGTTGTCTGTGTATTGAAGTTCGCTTTTGAAAGTACCGTCCCAAAATTCTTCATAAACTGCTACGGGATTTCCATTGCTATCTGTTTGAGTAGAGTATTCTCGTGGTGTGTAAGTAGAGGGAACTTTTACTTTTAACCCCTGCATAAGGTATGACATCTTCGGAGGCTCTTGATACTGCTTTGACGAAAAAGAAGTAGAGATTACAGATGTATAAGGGTATGAAAGCCTATCTTTGATTACATAGCCTAACTGGTCTATTTTTGACTTTGCAATAAGAGTCCACTTTTCTTTATCAGTTACTCCGTCTCCGTGTCCTGTTGAGTTGACCCTAAGACCAATGTGACGAGTTAAACGAACAACACGTACTTTAAAACTATCAAATGGACGATATTGGTTTACTCCTAGAATATGATCAAAAGAGTATGCCGCATTTGTACGCCCAGTATGCTCTACATATGCTCCTTCTCTAGGAAAAGCATTTTCCCAAGCCGAAGTAACCCCGTCAAGTGTAGTTTGAATTTGAATTAAGTATCGAGCGTACGCAGGGTCTCTTCGACCCTTGTTATTATTCATTGATTGAAGACCGCCAGGATAAGTAATTCTTAAACTAATCTCATCAACTTCGGGTCTTTGAGCTGCAGTTATTCCAAATGCAGTATCATTTAGTGTTACCGCATCTGTCGCAACATCGTCTTGAGAATCATTAGGAAGCCCTGCTTCCATATTGGTACCTGTAGGCAGTACTTCAGACACAGGGTTAATTCCTGTGAGTTCTCCAGTTCCAATAACTTTTAACTCATGATTAACACTAGAAGTTGCTGCTACTGCTCCTCCAACTCCTCCGATTTCATTTAGAGGGTCTTGATACCGATGGCCGGGACGAAACTCTGCTTGTATGCCGTTAATTTTACTTGCACGATACCTGTTTCGCGCCGCAGCATTTCCTGCCGCTAATTGTAGCGGAGGTATTTCAAAAAAGTAAGTTCCTGCTGCAGGAACAGCTCTTAATGTTAAAGTACTAGAGTTAGTAATACTTTGTATAAAAAATTTGTAAGATATTCTTAATTCGTGAGTTTCTGTAATATCAATTACATCAGTTACTCCATTAAAAACAAAAGTACCTGCAGAAGTACTTGTTTTGAAAAATTCTCCTCTTAACAGAACGCCATCTCTTTTTAAATAAGCAGTTCTTAAAGTAGTGCTTTGAGTATCCCAAGCATCATCAGTAAAAGGAGTACCTGAAGATGCTGTACAAGTTACAGAACCAGTTCCATTACTGCCGACAACACTCGAAAGAGTAACATTCGTGTTTTTATAGTTTTTTAACTCAAGAGGTCTAGGTCTTCTATCTCCTAAATCTAAATCAATAGGAATTGTCGCACCGGTTATGCCCGTGTTTGTTGCACTACTTCCATCAAAGGTTAATTTTCCGGATGAAGTGCCTTCTATTGGATTATACCCTCGTAGATTTGCATCTTCTGATGCAACATCATTAAAAAATATTGAAGCTTCTCCGTTTTTTAAACCGCGCACAGGCCCTTCACAGAGCACGTCTGTTCTAGATATATTTTGTGAACTTACTCCATACTTTGCTGCCATTTTATCTTCCTAACGAATTTTCTAGTACTGACCAGTCTATTGTGCCTGAGCCTCCCATAGGGGCACTTGCACCCCCGGAACTACCTCCTGAGACCTGCCCTCCAGCTTGGTCATAGGTCTGTCCGTTACTCTCGCTAGAGGTTGCTCTTTGATCTTGATTGTAAAATTGATTTCTTTCGCTTCTTGTGTGAAAACTTACTGTTCTTCCTGGAATACGCAGCTCTCCGTACAACACAGGCACTGGATCTCCTTCTGCAATATTTTGCTTACTTCCTTGAAAAATATAACTTTCATCTTGTTGATTATCTGTAGAGGGATCTGGAGCCATCATCTGCTGTATGCCTCCGATAGCAAGGTTGATTCCTAGTCCTAGCCCTACCTGGGCCAGCACTCCCAAGCCTCCTCCTGCCGCTCCCATTGCAGATAAAGTTCCCGTAAATGCTGAAAAACTTCCAAAAGTTGCAGATAAAGCTGCTGCTGATCCTGCGGCACCTGCTCCTGCTCCCATTATAACTGCCCCCATACCTGCCGTCATTACAGTTACTGCCACTGCTGCAAGAATTTTTGCAGGGCCACTCTTAGAGCCAGCAGGAACAGGCGTAATAATCATGTCTCCTTCTCTATAGATAAGTAATGCTTCTGCTTCACTTTTAATTGGTTTTCCTTCTACTTCGAGTATGAATCCAATATTTTTCTCATGGCATTCTTGAAGGTAGGGCATAAATCCTGAAAAATTACATTTCAAGCATCTAAAAACATCCGTAAAAGAGTCTGCGGCCATTTGGAACTCTTTTCCAAAACGAGCCCCCATTTCGCCCTCTAAATATACTTTACGCTTCATATCTATATATTCCTACAATATGCTCTCTCCAAAAAGGGTATAGAGATTCTCTACAAGAAAGCCTATTTACTGCATGATGAAAGAAAACATCATTT